CACTCCTCCTAATGGAACATTCACGGTGGCAACAATCGTCGACCAAGACTCATTTACCTTTGTGGCATCTGGGATTTCTACTAGCACCACATTTGTAACCACGGTAGCCACCATGACTGATGGGTTTACCTTGTCCCCCGGCGGTGCTTACACCCAGCCACAGACATTTAATGCTAGTGGAACCCATGTTACAGTATCGAGCGGTTTGGTTTCCTTGACGATTACTGGCAACTTAACGATTTTTGCTGGTGATGTAGTCGTAATTTACGAGACAACCATCCCAGAGTTCACCTCGATTGTTGGCAAACAATTTCAAGTAACATCAGCGAGTACAACAAACATTCAGTTCCTTGCGCCAGTCGCCAACATATCGTCTAGCGGAAGCACTGGGCAGGTAGAGTTTGGCGGCAGGTTTACAGAAGGCGGTGGATTCATGCACCAGCCGGGTGCGCCTTGGGCTACCTACTTCCAGCGCAGGTTGTTCGTTCCGTTCTACTACTCCCAATCTGGCACTTTTAGCGCACCAGTCTACACTAGCAGGAAAATTTCCGACGAGATTGCGGTCTCCGACCTACTGGACACTACGACCTTCGACCAGATCGAGAATCAGTTCCGTATTACTGGTGGTACTGCCGACTATGTGGTGGCGATGCACGGGTTTTACGACGATTCTTTGGTGGTCTTGAACCGCAATAGCATCCACCTTGTAGCTAGGACTCAAGGGAGTCTGTCTGACACCGTGGTCAAGGAGCTTACTGGCGAGGTTGGGTGCTTGGCTCGCAAGACGGTGGTCATGCAGGCTGACAACATGCTATTCTTGGCCGATGAGGGCATTTACGGACTTACCTTCTTTAACGATTACAACCTTCGCGGTACGGAGGAGCCGCTTTCCAAGAACATCCAGCCTTATATTGACCGGATTAACAAGAACCTTGCTGGTGAATCGGTAGCAGTCTACTTCAATAACCGCTATTACATCGCCGTCCCGTTGGATTCTGTAGCTGGAGGTAACGATGCCCGTGGAAATAACGCAGTTCTGATCTACAACTTCTTGAACAAGGGCTGGGAATCGCTGGATACCTATGGGGATTCTAGGTTTTTGATCAAGAACTTCATCACGGCAAGTGCTGGGGTTCGCAATAACCTGTATGCCGTTAGTTCCAATGGTGGCTTGCACCAGATTGATGCTTCTGACTCGTCCGTAGACCGCTTGAGCGTTACGAATGAAAGCACAGATGTGGTTACTCCCACGATCAACTCGTATGTGACTAGCCGTGGTTACGACTTCAAGACCCTTGAGCGCAAGAGGTTTACTGATGCCCAAGTGCAAATGCAGAACTTGTCTGGAGAGACTGGCGAGTACGACATTGCGTTTGCCACCGAAGACCCAGACTCTGCAGAGAGCATTGGAACTACCACCACATTCCTTGGTGGGCAGATTTTATCACCCAGCAGCCCGAACGAGGCTGAAACCGCAAGCATCCGATGCAGACTTGGTGGTCAGCGGGGCTATACTGGGACTATCACATTGACAAGGACTATCGGTTCACCTAAGATCCACTCTATTCAAGTGGCGGGTTCCATCACTAACAGACAAATTCTATCACAAAAATAATATGGGCGTTGTAAATACAACCTACACATTTACAAGCACTGACACAATTACCAGTGCTAAGATGAATAACATCATTGATGATACGACATTTACCAGCGATGCAATCCAAGGAACTACCTTGCAGGTTGTGTCTCCGGGCAAACTTGCCGTGTCTGCTGGTGGGATCACATCTAATGAACTTTCGTCTAATTCGGTTGTTACTGCTGCTATTACGGATTCCAATGTTACTACCGCAAAAATCGCTGACTCCAATGTAACCCAAGCGAAACTCGGCGCGAATGTGGCTGGGAATGGGCCTGCGTTTAGAGCTTGGGCAAGCAGTCAAACCCCAATTACAGGTGCTGTATCTACAAAAGTAACTTTGGCAACTGAGGATTTTGATACAAACAACAATTTCTCAAGCAGTCGTTTTACTCCAACCGTAGCAGGTTACTACCAAATAAATGGATCTGTTTATAACGCGGCAGGGACTTCATTTTTACAAGCCATGTTGTATAAAAATGGAGCTAGAAATAGCTCTGGGACTGGTGTTGGAAGTGCTTACATATCACAATCGTCAGATATTATTTATCTCAATGGGACAACTGACTATATCGAATTATATGCGTATTCCGCATCAACAACAAATATCGATACAGGTCAAGATGTAACATTTATGTCAGGCTGCCTTATCCGCTCCGCATGACCCCACTAGAATCAACGATAGCACTTTATGAACCTTGATCTTTCACACATCGACCCAGATGTACTCGCTACCTGTAGCGAGGTGGATAAGATTGAATATGCGATGTGCAAATCTGATGATAAGATTGACCTGCCTTTAACTCATGTTTTCACGCCGGGCTTGTACACCAGAACCATATTTATGCCTGCTGGCTCGTTAGTGATGTCTGTGACTCACAACACAAAGCATCCGTTTGTAATAAGCTCTGGCGAAGTTGATGTACTCACCCCAGATGGGCCAATTACTTATATTGCCCCTTACATGGGGATTACCAACCCCGGAACCAAAAGGTTTTTGCATGTAAAGCGGGACACTACATGGACTACATTTCACCCAAACCCAGAAAATATAACAGATCCAGACGAGATTGTGAAAACAGTTTCAGAAAAACTACACAATCCTTTGCTGGATAATGAAGACATAGCTCCAGCATGGAGCAAGAATGTATCTAGTTCTGTAACAATTAACGCAATTGACGATATGATTAAAATTGAAGAACATCCATTAAATCTTGAAAGCGGGGTGATGCCATGAGTATGGCCGCCATTGCAATTGGCTCAACGGTTGTTGGGGCGGGGGCTTCAATCTACGGCGCAAAAAAAGCAGGAAAGGGTGCAAAACCCCCTGCTCCAGTTGACATATTTGCAAGCGGCATTGCCAACAAGCAAGCGTCTGGGCTTTTGGATTACTATCGGACGAATGTTCCGGGCTTTATCGGTCTTCAAAATGAATTCGGGCCACAATTCATGGCTCAATCCCTTGGACAAGGGCAACAATACCTACAAGGTGTTAACGGTCAAATGGGACTATTCGATTTAAGCCGCATGGCTGGCGAGGAAACGGGACAAACCCTTGCTGACCTTCGCGCTGATGAACTTGCCCAGCAAACTGGTCAGACTGGGTTGACTCGCGGTCTTATGGCTGCGCTCTCGCCAGAACAGGCTGCAGTTGTACAAGCATCTGCCCAAGAGGCAGAAAGAGCTAGGGCATCAGCCCAAGGCGTGACCCCAGAGGAGCAGCGGATGTACCAGCAGACCGCTAGGGAAGCGGCACAAGCGTCTGGTCGCCTTGGTGGCAACTCTGCTATTGCCGCAGAGGTCATGGGGCGCGAGAATGTGATGGCAGCAAAACGCGCAGAAGCAGCACAGGCTGGACAGCGTGCATACAGTCAAGCTGGAGAATTCTACACTAACCCCGGACTACAGGCACTTAGAAGCGCGCCACAATCCTACACCGCTGGGATGGGAGCGTTGGGAATTGGACTCGCTTCAGGCCCCGAATCGTCTGGTCAATTTGATTACAATATGCCACTTGGGTTTGCACAGCAAATGGGCGGGGCGCAGAACCAAGCCAACCAAGCAAATTACCAGAACAGACTTGCTCAACAACAAGCTAAGGCGCAAATGTGGAGTAGCATTGGAAGCTCCATGATGGGTGCTGGAATGAACATGGGTGGAGGAAGCTACGGAAGTATGCTTGGTGGGGGTATGTCTTCTATTGGGGGGCAAACAGGAAATACAGGGCTATACAATTCCGGGGCCAAGATGTATAACCAAAACATTGGGTATGGCACTCCACAAAAAGCATACATCGTTTAAGAAAGCAAAATCATGGCACTATACGGAGGACAAGTACAAACAGCACCATATCAATCGCCAGACTACGGGCCATCCGTGGCTGCGTATAAGGATCTTGCGATGGCTGGAGCGCAGGGGATGGCTGGAATGGTATCCCAAGTAGGCGACTACTTCAAGCAGCAGGGGGAGGCTAAAAAGTCAGCACAACTTGGGATCAAGATCGCGGAAGCCGCGAAGATTATGGATCCAAACCAAGCCCCCTACTACGACAACCTCATCTTCTCCATGAAGGACGAGAACACCCCCGTGCAGGTTCGTGGTGCGTTGGGTGCAAGCGTGCAAGATTTGCTGAAGCAGAATGTGAGTAGCCGCGCTGTGGCAGTGCAAGAAGCTCAGATGAACATGCGTCCTGCGTTTTTCGGGGGTGGAAAGTCAATGCCAACACGGGCGTATAATGCCCCTGCCATTCAACAAGCGTCAAGACAGGGAGTTGCTCCAAGTAGTGTTGTTACTCAAGATGATCTTATAGCAGGTCAAAAAGGAACTACTGCGTACGATGACTTTAATGCAATTGAACAAGCCAGCAATATGGATCTTTACGGAGGCGCTCCAGAAGGCGCTCCAGTAAACATCAAACTAAATCAAGTTAATGACCTACTTAGCAAGGGTGCGTCTGTAAATGCATTTACACCTGCTGAAAACGAAAGGATTAAACAAATAGCTGGAAACGCTGCTGTAGCAGGTAATGAACAAGGATTAACAGCGGTAATTCAAGATCTGCAGGAAAGGTACAACAAGTCGGAAGCAAGTCTAAAGGTTACCAAAGACGAGCCAATAGTCGAAATGCAAACGCCAGACAAGGTTCGCAGAGTTGTAAAAACTCAAACTGGACTCTTAAAAGATGTTGATACTGGAGAGATTATTGACAGAACTACTGGAAAGTCAGTTAGTCTTGGTGGTAATGTTTCGTTTATTACTCAAGATTATATTAACAATCTGAACAAACAATACGAGTCGCAATTCAATCAAGACAATCCACTATTGAATCCAATAGACGGAACACAAGTACCCGGTCAACTACCAGATAACTTCAACCCACAATCATCTATCGGAACACCAGAGCAACGCGCTAGGGTTCAAGGAATGCTTGTGGAAAACCAAGGCAGGGCAATGGTTCAAAATATACCTCAAGGTGCGATTCCGACCGATCAATCACTCGCATATGGAAATGTGGAACCACAATCTGCACAGATCCGTATATCAGAAAGTTCTGCTCCAGTAGATACATCTTCGTTTGCTCGATCTGTTGGAACTGTGGCTCAACCAGCACAAGCACCAAAGACGGACTTGATTAAGCAGTACAACGATATAACCCAACTTAATCCTTATCAGCAGGAACTTGTAAACGAAGCAAAAATTGAGGCATCTCAATCAGGGGCTTCCCCAAATAAAGCGGTTTCAACTGAGTTGGAGCGCAACATTTTGTTCAACCGAGCTTTCGTTCCTACATCACTGCCAAAACAAGGGGTTAGAATTGTCACACCAGAGGATAAAAAGCGTCAAAGCAATGCATTATTGGCGCAGGCAAAGACTAGAACCGTTGACCGAGTTATGGCTTATGAGCTAATGAACCGCTTCGACACGATTCAGCAGATCCTTAATCACCCGCAAGCTAATGAGTTTTTCGGTCAGTCATTGCCAGAAGAAGAAATTAAGAAATTGGCAAGGGATCAGGGTGGTATTTACGCTCTCTATGCCAACCTAAAAGGACAAGACCTCGTTGGTGCATTGGCCAACATTAAAGAGAAGTCAGGCACTGCTGCCGGCATGGCTGCGTCAGAAACAAAGGCATTGCAAGAGGCTGCAAACCCGTTGAACTCAACTCAAGATTGGAACTCTGCGAAAAAAACTCTGATGCAACTATCGTCAGATACAATTCGATCTGGCAAGAAACTGGGTCTTACAGGCGTATTCTCGTATGCCGATCCAAACGACAAGTCAAAGGGTTTTAAAGCTCAAGAACTGCTCAGGTCAACCAACGAATTTGACCCGATCTTTGAGGACGAGGTTGAGTACTACAATAAGGTCGATAAACTTAAAAGCCAGATTGAAGGCGTTCCGCAACAACGAGCAACACCACAACAGACTGGACAAATTCAGCAGGCGCAACCAAGCTTTGATGCATACGGTAACGCATATCAAAACATACTAAAGAAATATAATCTGCCACCAAGATAATGCCGCTCAATCCAGAAAGCACGAAGGAACAAAAAGACGCACTTTCAGAAGCCCTTTTCCAACATGCCAACAGGATGGGTACTATGGGGGCAGCCCCAGAGGACATTCCAGAGGGTTTTAATGTTCCTACATACAGCGAGAATTTGCGTCCGCTGTACGATAATCAATTGTTTCCTTCGGTTAGCACCGTAGAGGATTTAGTGCGTATTGGTTATGTGACTCCTGATGGGCAATCAACTTCAGAAGGAGAGATGGCAATCGCGCTGAAGGATGCAGGTGGGTTGAATGAAGACTACACGCTCAACGATGCCGGGCGAGCAATGCTATCCAACCGTGCTGATTTGCTTGAGCCAGAGAACCTTAATCTTTACGGAAAGGCCGAGGAGTTAAATCTCGACAATGATGGGCGAGGTATGGGGGAAAGGTTTTCGGCTGGAGTCAAGGAACTATGGAAGTCCACTCAAGACCTTGGTGCTGCGCTTTATGAAGAAGCAGCACCTGCGGCTGGGGCTATTAAGGCATTAAGCGGAATCGCAAAAGGCCCATCTGGAGTTGTTGATATTGCTACTGGTATACAACAGCAACTTGAAACAGACTATACTCCAGAACAACGAGCGGCTACTCGCATTCGAACAGAAAAGGCAATCAAAAACTTTTCCGACCAAGGTGCTTATACACTGCTAGGTGCTGGTGAACTAATGATGCGTGGAGCGATGTCAACTCCAGTTGGAATCACTGGTGGTTCAGAAGTTGATTTAATCAGCCAAGCACAAAAGGACTCAAACATTCTAGCAACCCGTCAAGCTAGAGAGCGCATTATAAATGACGCGCAAAATGTTGAAGTTTCAGAAGCTGTAGATAAGCTGACTAATTTTACGAAATTTGTTGAATCTTATAAACAAGCGGCAGATTTGCTTGGCCCGGAAAGAACCAAAGAAGTTGAGGCGCAAGGGGCGGCAGTTGGATTAGCTGCGTCTATCATAAACCCAGCAACTCCAGAAGCAGCTGCGTTTGGTGCTGCATTTAAGGTTGCCCGTGGAGTCACCGCCCCCATAAGTGGAGCATTATTGAGATCGGACCAGAAAGCACAAAGG